TGCCAGGAGAAAGGAGTAACCCTGTTCCACCAAGCTACTCACTGCTAAGGCGTAGAACGTCAGCGCCTCTACAGGAAAGCATACTGCACTGCCCATGGGAGCGAACTTTTTATAAAAGAGTAATTGTCTCCCTGGAAGCAATATGCCTGGTGTGCGACACGCCTTCAAGTAAGGCCAAAGTTTGGTTCTACCAAACAGAAACCCTACAAGTTGGTACGAGTTGCGGTCCGATGCGCTCGACATATCAAGCGTATCATACCTTAGCCAATCGGACGTTAAGTCTCGATTTATGCTTTGGTCTGTGAAATTCACGCGCCCTTTAGTTAGTACAGAAACCTTTTCAACATGATGGTACATCCAAGCCTTAAGAGCCTGTTGGCACCACATATATTCAGCAGGTTCCATACCAATCAGTCGCGGACCGCCGGAGTCTTTCTCAACGAATGACAGCCGGGAGAATCCAGTATAACTGTGAATTCTCTCACTTAGTTCGTCAGGATGCTCGGAAACGTCCCGTAGACTTCTGAACCACGGAACAGGCCTAAATGTACGCTCAAGTTCAACGAAGCTCTCGTCAAGCTTAAACTTATCTAAACCTTTATCCCAAGCCACAGTTCCAGGACCGTGGTTAGGCACCATCTCGAGAATTCCAGGAGTTTTCCTGAATATCCGCTCGATGATAGCTCTTGCACGGCCCAGAAAGCCACCACGTATAGAATCACCAAGTGGCGGCAAGGACATGTCGATTTTGATGAAATCATCGACGGCCTTCTGGAGACTCTCATCGCTGAACCCTTTCTCAACCTTCTTACACCAATAGCAGACCTGCCTAACGGCTCGGATACTATTGATGCATGGATTAGACCTGATATGGCCTTCATCCGTGAACACTCGCCGAGTTAGTGCCTGCAGAAATGCGGGTATTACGCTGCCAGGCTTGCATCGTCTGAAGCCCGATACAGTTAGCGGAGAGCGTTCCTGGAGAGCAAAGTCAAATGCTTTGCCAAAAGTGGGAAGAGTTTTAGTGAAAAAGGACTCTCCCTCAAAGGCCACACGATACTCGAGCGTGATTATGTCTCGAGCAAGAGCCGCAGGAGATATACCTACGAACTCAGGGACATCGTGGGCTAAATAAGCCACGATCATCGGAGTGTACCAAGGCTTTTCAGAGGAGGATGAACAAGTCACCAAACTACTCCTTAGCTGAAAGGCCGGACGAACTTATCCGACTGAACCACGTACGAGGGACAGGATATAGGCCTCTGTGAGGATATTCCTTACAAAAGCCGCGAAATCCTTCGCAGTAGCGTCCGTCAAGGAAGCATCGTGGAAATCCACCATGATCCTTATGTTATCCCGGTAAGGGGTAACACCATCGGCGTCCAGCGTGGTCTTGTCGAATCGAACGAGGTGGGAGTTCCCCGGTTTTCCATCCAATGTAGCCTTTTTATGGGCTATTGTCAGGGTAAGGGGTTCTTCCACGGGTGCTGCCATATCCTTCCGGATCACGCGGTTGGCTTCTGTGCCAACATATTCAAATACGTGAGGACCGGGGGTGGCGAGACCATCGTTGAGGGTAATGTCGTCCAAAGCCATTTTCAAACTCCTTTTAGTGTCAAAGTCCAGGGGAGCACGGGTAGCCTTCTAAATGAAGGTCGCCCCCAAGCTTGCCAGCAGTCGGATTTTGTCCGCTGAGAGGTCAGATGGGTGGGAGTATAAGTAACTAGGATACCCCACCTGACGCTTGTAGTGTGTTTTTCTGTGCGTACAAACATTGAGGTATTCACGCGTTTGACCGCCAAAACGCCACTGGAAGTCCATCACTATGGTTGACGTACTCTTGACGGACGAGCAACATTGTATCATTGTAAGATACGGCTCGATCCAATCTTGAGAATACGTATCCATATATGAACCCACATTCACGAACCAATCAACCACGAACGACCAAGGCACAATAGCCCAGACGTTTGATGGAGTGGCCGCTAGACCCAGTGTGTCCAAAAACGCGCGCCATCTCAGGGTTTCCCAATCATACGGGGGTAGAGTGTAGACAAACTTGAACGTGCTCACAAAGCGCGTTTTCAGAAATCCTCTCACTCTTTTGTAATACTCGGGGGTGGCAGAGCGCCAATCCTCGAGAACCCCACCCTGAGCACTCGTCTCCGTTTCGTGTTTTACCATGACCTCATTCTGTTCTTTTATGAACGTCTGAAGTCTAGGCTCAAAGTCACGGAGCCCTCCACACGCGGCCTCAATGTCGCGTATAAAGGGTTTCCACCCGAAGTTCCAACTCAGGTGTTGGCTGTTGACCCATTTTAAGAAGGATTGCCAATTCGGCACTCCAAAATGGACCTTGGGGATAACATCCCACATCCGCTTTATGTCACGGAGTTCCGCAAGGAACACAGCCATGTTGGCTCTGGTACCCATGGATGGTTTAGCCTTCTGCCAACGCTCATAGTGCCGATAACTCGGCTCTTGTGGCGCAGGATATTGGGCATGCCAATTGGATATCCAATAACCAACGTACGGGTCGGACACGCGCATGGTTTTGTATACACCAGGAAATGTATGCTCGTAGACTACCCAAGCAAAGGGATTCCCGGGACCACACGTGACACGCGGTGGGCTATAAACTGCGATGTTCGCAGCTGTAACCTCCGTCTTGTCATGCAGGACATATTTAAATCGTCCTGCTCCGCTACCCTCATCTCTTAACACTCTACTGGAACCCACTTCGTCCGTGATTGTCGAGTCTTTACCCGACTTCAACACAGGCGAATTGGCACCGATGTACACCCTCTGCCCATTACAACGTATGTAATACAGTTTGGCGGACGTCGGCGTAGAGCTTGATAAAAATGTACGCACACGTAACAATACAAGCCTCCTGCTAGCTCGGCCATGGCACCATGCC